ATTAAAAAAGAAAACTACATAACAGAAGAACAACAAGATATTATTTCAGCCGCAACTGCAAGGTACTACGGACTTAAAGATACATTAGAAAGTATGAGTAGACCAAAAGGATATACAAACTATTTTACAAATTGGGAACCTAATGCAATAGAAGTTGATGAAAATGATATCAATGACTTAAAAGCAAAACTCACAAGAAGTGTGTATGATGAAAAACTTACAGATACACTGTCAAGTGTAAGCAGAGCAGTGAAACTTAGAACGGAGAAGGATGCAATGGAACCTGATGAAACAAATCCTACCATTAGAAAAGCAGACGGAAGCATGGATTTTGATGCTATGGCGGCAAGAACAAAAGCACAAAAAGATGCAGAAGCAGAACAAGATAAAGAACGTGCTGATACAGATGCTGGTGTAATACAAGATGCTATTAAAGGCACATTAGAATATCATAGTAATCCTTTAGAAAAAGCAGACATGATTGACTTTATTAAAGTTACTAAAGCAATGGATATGCCACAAGCAGAAAAGAACAATGCACTTATAAACAAAGTAAAAGACTTTCTAGCACTAACATTGGTAGATGATCAACTAGCGGCCGCAGTGGCAAGATTAGATGTAGGAAACAAGGCAGATAAAAAAATTGCAGTAGATGTTGTAAACAAATTTTTTAAAGATTCAAAAGAAGTACAACCAAAGGCTAAAAAAGATCTATATGGCAAACCAAAAGAATCAATTGATGTATTTGAAAAAAGTATGGACAGAATTGTAGAAGGCACATGGCAGATTCCAGACGATAAAGAAAAATTAGATAAATTAACAGATGCTATGAAAAATCCTATTCCATTTGGTAAAGAGGGAGATACAGCCACAACTGCTATTCAACCTTTTATTGGTGATGATAGTCTTTATGACGCACTATACTTACAGTCAACTAAACAAGGTGAAGATGCAGATGCAAGACCAGTGATTGTAGATTGGATGGTTGATAACGTAGATTTAATTGCAGGCAACAGTGATCTTGATGATCAAGACTTAGTAGATGCTGTTAGACAAATGGTTAAAATATCAGGAAAAGAAGGCGACTTAGGAAACTTTGACAAGCACATGGAAGAAGGCGAAGAGGACACACAAGAAGGGATAGAATCAATGAATGAATCAGAAGAAAACATAGAAGTTGTAGAACCCGAAACGGCTCAAACTGAACCAGTAGAAGAAACAGCACCAGTAGAAGGTGATGCTGAACTACAAAAAATCAGGGACATGGCAGGCATAGGGTCAAACGCAAAATCAAACTTTGGCATTAGACCAGGCGAAGAAGGTTACCAAACTACACCTAGAAGTATTATTCAAAGGCAAAGACAGGCACTTGATAGAATAGCCAATATGGAACCAGAAGCAACACAAGAAGCAAACTAAAACAAAATAACAAATAGCACCGAAAGGTGCTATTTTTTTGACTAAAAACCACAAAATAATTAAAAAAAAGTCTTGACTACTAAATACAAATGTTATATACTATAGAAATAGTATGTATCAGAGGCATACAAAACATAGGCTAATAACAGGCACATAAGGAGAAATAAAATGGCATCATTGGCAGAAATTCGTGCAAAACTTAAAGCACAAGAATCTCGTAACGAGAGAACCGGCGGCGGCGATAACGCAATTTACCCACATTGGAATATACCTGAAGGAAGTACAGCAGTTGTACGATTCTTACCTGATGGTAATCCAGATAACACTTTTTTCTGGGCAGAAAGGTTGATGATAAGGCTCCCTTTCAGCGGAGTTAAGGGTGGCGACATGAATTCAAATCAAGTCGTGGTACAAGTTCCATGTGTTGAAATGTGGCAAGAAACTTGTCCTATCCTATCTGAAGTGAGAGGATGGTTTAAAGATTCTAGTCTTGAAGACATGGGTAGAAAGTATTGGAAGAAGCGTAGTTATATTTTCCAAGGTTTTGTTACTGAGAATTCGTTGCAAGAAGATGCACCAGCAAATCCAATTCGTAGATTTGTAATCTCACCAAGTATCTTTACATTAATCAAAGACGCATTAATGGATCCAGATATTCAGGAATTACCCACAGATTATAATGCAGGTTTAGATTTTCGTATCACTAAGACCACAAAAGGTCAGTATGCAGATTACTCAACCTCAAAGTGGGCAAGGAAAGAAACTGCATTAACAGAATCACAAAAGTCTGCAATCGAAACATACGGATTGCACAATTTAAGTGATTTCCTTCCAAAGAAACCTACAGATGTTGAATTGGCTGTAATCAAAGAGATGTTTGAAGCATCAGTTGATGGTAAGCCATATGACGTTGAAAAGTTTGGTCAATACTACAGACCATATGGAGTTGAAGCACCAGCAGGTACATCCTCTAGTCAGTCTGACACACCTGCTCCGGCTGTGACAACACCAACTCCTGCACCGGAAGTTAAACAAACAGTTGCTGAAACAGTAGCACCAGAGCCAGCAAAAGTTGAGACTCCTGCTCCTCAATCAACAACAGTTGAGACTCCGGCGGCGACAACCACTACAGAAGAAGGTGGTAGTAAACGGGCCGAAGACATTTTAGCAATGATTCGTAACCGACAATCTAACTAAAAAATAATATAGGGAGGGTCAATCCCTCCCTATTACTAACAAGGAGTGTAGTATGGCAAAACCATTTGACGTGAGTAAATTTAGAAAAGACATAACAAAAAGTATTGATGGACTAAGTGTTGGATTCCATGATCCAACAGATTGGGTAAGCACAGGTAATTATGCATTAAACTATCTTATCTCAGGTGACTTTTATAAAGGTGTACCAATGGGAAAGGTTACTGTTTTTGCTGGTGAAAGTGGTGCTGGAAAGAGTTACTTTGCAAGTGCAAACATTGTAAGAAATGCACAAGAGCAAGGAATATTTGTGGTATTAATTGACAGTGAAAATGCACTAGATGAGGCATGGTTACATGCACTTGGTGTAGACACAGATGAAAGCAAATTGCTTAAACTAAGCATGAGTATGATTGATGATGTTGCAAAAACTATTAGCACATTTATGAAAGATTACAAAGCAATGGCAGACGAAGACAGACCTAAGGTGTTGTTTGTGATAGATAGTTTGGGTATGTTGTTGACTCCAACAGATGTTGACCAGTTTGACAAAGGTGATATGAAGGGTGATATGGGTCGTAAGCCGAAGGCACTGACTGCATTAGTTCGTAACACAGTAAATATGATTGGTAGTTACAATGTAGGCATGGTGTGTACTAATCATACATATGCTAGTCAAGACATGTTTGATCCAGATGATAAGATATCAGGTGGACAAGGCTTTATCTATGCAAGTAGTATTGTTGTTGCCATGAGAAAACTTAAACTTAAAACAGATGCTGATGGAAACAAAACCAGTGATGTACATGGTATTCGAGCGGCTTGTAAAGTTATGAAAACACGTTATGCAAAACCGTTTGAAGGTGTACAAGTAGAGATTCCATATGCAACTGGTATGAGTGCTACAAGTGGACTTATAGATTTATTTGAGAAAAAAGGATTACTTGTAAAACAGGGCAACAGGTTAAAGTATACTAAAAAAGATGGTACAGAAATGCTAGAGTACAGAAAAGCATGGACTAGTGATAAACTAGAAATAATTATGATGGAACAAAATACGACAGATCTTATAAGTAATGATGAACCTGAACCTGTAGAAAAAACATTAGATGAAATGACTCCAGAAGAGTTATATGTTAAAGGTACAGAAGAACAACTAAAAGAAAGAAATGAATTATGATTGACTTTGAAGTTTTAGAATCATCATATAAAATTTTAAAAGAGTATATTCCTAGTAAAGATAGAAACCAAGCCGTTCAGCATTTAGTTGATGACTTACAAGAAGTATTGGATGAAGAACAACTAAAACAATTGGCAGGCATTGATACACATCTTCGTGAGGCAATAAAAGATATACTTGGCGAAGATGAACACGTAGATGAATTTGAAGATGAAGAATGGTAAAAGTTGAATTACTTTCCTATAAAAACCAAACCTGCATGTCAACTTAAATGGGCATGGAGCACAATCAGACTATATGAAGGTAGCACCAGTAGTTGCCATAGAATAGAAAAAGATTTTCTTTCTGTTGATAATTTTGATGATTTTCATAACACTGAAAATAAAATTAATGATAGGAAGAAAATGCTTTCTGGTGAATGGCCGGGACGTGGGTGTGAGTACTGCAAACACATAGAAGATGCAGGTGGTACTAGTGATAGAATGTATCAGTCTAGTATACCCAATCAATATCCTTTAGAACTAGACAAAGACCCTACTGCTACAATGATAAATCCAACTATTGTTGAAGTTTACTTTGACAACACATGTAATTTAAGTTGCTTGTATTGTTGGGACGGATTTAGCAGTAAAATACAAGCAGAAAATAGGCGATTTGGAAGATTCGAAAAAGATGATGTTGTACTAGATAACTTTGCAACCAAAGTCGATAAACTAGGTACAATAACAGATAAGTTTTTTGATTGGTTAGCAAAAAATCATTCTACTCTAAAACAGTTTCATTTCTTAGGTGGTGAGCCATTTTATCAAGCACAGTTCAATAGGCTGTTGAAATTTTTTGAAAATCATCCCAGTCCACAATTAGAATTTACAATAGTATCTAACCTAACGGTTGCACACAATAAGTTTGTTACACAAATAGAAAAGATAAAAAATTTAATTGCAACTAAAAAAATCAAAAGATTAGATGTAATGGCTAGTATTGATTGCTTTGGTAAACCTCAAGAATATGTAAGATATGGCATCAACTTAAAACAATTTAAAGAAAATTTTGAATACTTGGCTAGTCAACGTTGGATATACTTAAACTTTAATCAAACACACACAGGACTTACAATCAAGACTGCACCAGATGTAATAAAATATATGGCAAGACTAAGAAAGAAATACAAACGACCTATAGCACACAGTTTTGGCGAAGTTGTGTTCAGTCATAGTTGTTTGCGTCCTGGTATATTTGGTAAAGGATTTTTTGATAAAGATTTTGATAAAATTTACAAAGCAATGGAAAACTATGATGAAGATTGGCAAAATCAACAGATGCTTGGTTATATGCAAGGACTACAGAAAAAATACAACAACCAATCTAGAGATTACAAAGAAATAAAAAAACTAGGTGTGTTGTTAGATGAAATAGATAGACGTCGAAACTTAAATTGGCGTAAAACATTTCCATGGTTGACAAAATTAGTAGATGAAAGTAAAATAAAATAATGGCACAATGGTACGGAAAAGTAACTCAAGATTTATCTAACATTCCTGCATTTATCAGTTACTATGAAATTGAATTACAAAATGCACGAATAGAATGTTCAGTAAAAGGAATACTTGAGAAAAATATTTCTGCACTGCCTGGTATTACTGAACGCAGATTTAATCAATTACAAGAAATTGAAGCAGTGCTTAATTTTTTAAATATACAGTTGAGAAAAACAAGACGTAAACACTTCCAAAAATATTTGGAGGGATATCAAAGAGCACTTACAAGTAGAGATGCTGAGAAATATGTTGATGGTGAGGATGAAGTAATTGACTTCGAAACTATCATTAACGAAGTTGCATTACTTAGAAACAAATGGTTAGGTATTATGAAAGGTCTTGATTCAAAACAATGGCAGATGGGACACATTGTAAGATTGAGAACTGCAGGTATGGAGGACATTAGAATCGATGACTAATTGGGAAGATTACACAATCAGTCATGCACACAGTCTTAGAACACTACAAATTTTAGATAATTTTGACGACTTTAAACGTAGTGTAAAAAATCTAGTTGATATAGGTGCAGGCAAAGGATTAGATGCTAAATTTTGGGCAGACATGCGAGATGTTCCTAATGAAGATGGCACTCCTGGCAGACTTTTAAACATAAAATGCACTGCCGTGGATTTAAAAAATTATATGGAAGAACCAATTCCTCGTAATTTAGATTTTACAGGACATGACTTTAACAGTGGTCCTTTTCCTTTTGGTAAAAAGAAATTTGATGTGGCTTGGTGCCATGGCAGTTTACAATATGCACATTCTCCTATACAAGTTCTAGGTAACATCAATAATATAATGAATAAGAATGGTATGTTATATTTGTGTGTTCCAATGACAGTTAATAATGCATACAATAAATTTGAAAATTATACACCAGCAAAATTTTTAAACACATTTACTCTTACACAAATTATATACTATATTGCATTGAATGGTTTTGATTGTAAAGATGCATATTTTAATAAACCTCCAAACGAAGATGCAATAGAAGTTTTAACTTACAAAAATACAAAGCCTTTTGATTATACCACTACATGGTATGACCTTGTAGAAAAAGATATCTTTAATGAAAATATGACCAGTATAATTATGAACAAAGGCTATTTGACCAATCAAGGTCTAGTAACAAAATGGATAGATGGAAATGTGCAAGACTTCACTTGGCATTAAAGTTTTGCTCTAATTCTACGCCATTGCAAACCAATTTCATCAGCAAACCATTCAACATAACTTATACGTCTTAACCAGTTGTTTCTATCAGGTTTACTAAGCCACTTGTCTATTTTACTTCCTACTTCATATGCAAGACTAGATTCACTAACAACTGCAGGCACACCATTTATTATACTGTTTAATCCAGCATTACTGCTATGACTGACAGTGAAGTATGTGTGTTTTAACATATGTTCTAGATCAAAACTATCATAAGTCTGTTGTATATGTTTAGGTATGTTCCAAGTTACACTTTGATTTTTATACCAATTCATATCACATGACCAATGCAATCCTTCTCTAAATCTTGGATGACTGCGAACTACAATAGGTTTATCAGTAACTTTACGAACCGCTAATATTGTTTCTTTGTAGTAAGTGTCCATGTCTGGCATATCTATCCATTGTTGACTGTGTCCATGTTGACCACATATTAGCACATACTCTCCATCTTGTTTCCAAGGTTGTGCCATTAGTCCAAGTTTTGTTATTCGGTCATCTGGCATATAATCTTCCAAGGCAAAATCTGCATCTCTGTTTATTCCATTGATACCTAATTTCCATGTTTCGTTTCTGTGCAATCCTCCTACTTCAATTACAATAACAGGTTTGCCTTTTGCTCTATAGTTATCCCATACTCTCTTGTTACCAGACATTCTTCCAAACCAAAGCACACTCCATATAAGTGCCGCATCAGCATCACTGTCTCCCTCCACTAAAGTATCAGTTTGTTTAATTGCTTCTAGCAGTTTTGGATAAACTATATCTGCATTGCCTGGTAAGTTGTTTGGAAAGTGTGATATTTTCATAATTTTTTACCCAACATTAAAATATATAAATAGTTATATACGTATATTATTATTTAGTACGAGGAATTCAATGAAGAAGTTAGCAGTATTTACATCCTGGCATCCAATAGGATACAAAAAATATGGAAAACATTTTATACAAGGATATATTAATTATTGGCCAAAGTCAGTGCCATTAACAATATATGCAGAAGATCATTCCCCAGAAGCACCCAGTGATATTAAAATATTAGATCAAAGAAGTACACTTCCAGATTTAAAGGCTTGGCAGGAAAAACACAAAGACAACCCACATGCACATGGGCACAACAAAGATATGTCTAAAAAAAGTTTTTTATGGGATGCCAGCAGATTTGCAAATAAAGTTTTTGCACTTTGGCACTTTGCTAAAACTTGTGATAGTGATGTGTTTATTTGGTGTGACGGTGATGTAAGAACACACACCAAAATACCAGAAGACTTTTTACAAAGTATAGCACCAAATGACAATCAATTGGCCACATATCTAGGACGCAAGACATGGCCTGAGTGTGGATGGATGATGTTTAATACCAAACATCATGCTTTTGAAAGTTTTATGAATCGATGGAGATGGATTTATGAAAGTGATGATATTTTCAATCACAAAGAATATCATGACAGTTACATATTTGGTGAACTGGTAGCAGAACAAAGAGAAAAAGGCGTAGAATTTAATGACCTTGGTGGTGATAATGCTGGTGGACATATTTTTATCAACAGTGTGTTAGGAAAATACATGGATCACTTAAAAGGTTTTAGGAAAGAAGTAGGCAAAAGTCTAGCAGGTGATTTACAAGGTGCGTCACATTTTGCAAAAGGTGAATGGTGGCAAGATGTAAGACATGTTACCAAAGCACAGATAAGAGAAGAAAAATTAAAAAATCCTCATGAATATGATGCAGAAAGACAGCAGGTATCTACAGGACTAGAAACAAAAAAATGGAGATCATAGTATATGG